GATAATGGCAAACTGTGAAAACATATTTAATTGCTGTGCAAGTGATTTCACCTCAGAGATAGGGGAACTAATAAGCGACTTTACAGTTTTAAGCGAATATGCATCAAGTGGCCCAAAGGCCAAGAATTTGACACAGCAGGTTGAGGAATTGATAGAAAACACAACTGGCATAATAACTGCGTCATTTGTTTTTAACTGCCTCCAATTGTCTTCGAGGAAAGACAAAAAGAATGTAAACCAAATTCTAAACAGGATGAAAAAAAAGAAAGTCATCGAAGCTACAGGCCAAAGCCCCGGACAATACAGGAAGATAGATTCTGACTTTGAGTTCGAGGACTGGACAACCTCAGATGAGAGCCCGGTAGATATTAATCTTCCCCTTGGCCTGACTCGGTATTGCGAGATCTACCCAGGGGACATCGTTATATTCGCTGGTAGCAAGAGTACCGGAAAGACCGCGCTGGCCCTGGAAACGATACGATTGAACAAGCGGGAATGGGAATGTATCTACCATTCTTCAGAGCTAAACAAGCAGACGTTTAAGAGGCGGCTGTCAAGGCAAAACAATTTCAGGATAGATGAATGGCGAAATGTTAAGTTTGTTGGGTCTCTGGTGGCGGATTCTGCCATGGATAGAGTTCAGCCTAATTCATTAAATATATTTGACTATATTGAATCAGATGATGGTAGTTATTACAAAATTCCGGGGTACATTGCTAAGATACACCATGCGCTAAAGTCTGGGGTTGCTATTATATGCCTCCAGAAAGATACTTTCAAGCCCTACGCTGATGGAGGGGAAAAAACGCGGCAAAAAGCGAACCTTTATTGCGTCCTGCAACCTGATTATCCAGGGCAAAAGCTAATCATAGACAACTGCAAGGCATGGCGCGAAGAAGAAACGAACCCTGGCGGATTTGAGGTTAATTACAAGATTGTGAACGGTATAAACATTATGGCAGACGGCTTTTTAATGCCGGGATTGGAGAAATGATGGCGATAATAAAACCTGAATTCGTTATAAATGTTGATTACTACAAGGGATTTGCTGTGAACGTATACAATGGCAAGGTGTATCTTGCTGAGGTGCACAAGGGGCCTCATGACGTTTTTTACACAGAGCCAATAAAGAGAATGGAGTGGAAAGACGGACGTTTGGAGCTGGTTGACGATGTTAAGTCTATGTCGTTTTTAGTGGCACATAATGTTCCGGAGGCGATAGGCAACATGGCAAAGGCGCACAATATACTGAAACGGTTGAATAAATAGAATGGAGTTGGGGTGGAAAAATGTGGTATGTATTTTTAGCATGGCTGACAATATTTCTGTCTTGCATTGCCGGTTCTTTTTTAAATGAGGCTGGTTTTAGCGGTCCAGGCTGTTGGTTGCTGGGCGGTGTTACCGGTATCGTCGTGTCATGTTTTATTTCCCATGTCGAATAAATGAAATAGCATGGAGGGAAAAATGGATATGAAGTTTGAGATTGTCCGGAACATTATTATATTTATTGTATGTGGTGGGTGGAGCGTTGTTACGTATAGCCTTGTGACCCTGCTAATTAAAGTGATTGGGAGATAGGAAATGGAGAATGCGTTCTTAGCGGTTTTACTTGCAGTATTGTCTGGAGGGCTTGGTTGTTTTTTAGATGTAAGAGGTTTCGATATGCCTGTTTTCTATTGGGGCCTTGGCGCTTTTACCGGCATAATATCTACATGTATTGTAACACTTTGCTGATCATTCCGCATAGTTGAATAAATGAAATAGCATGGAGGGAAAAATGGAATTTGAAGGAGCATACACACACGAAAATCTAGTAAAAAGGGCTATGAGGAACGCGAAATCAGGCACAGCCGGTGGCTCTCCCAGGTGGGTTGCAGTTATGGATACTTTTGCTACTGGCAGTACAATGGCTTATGAGCTTTGCAAACACTATGGGCTTGACCCTGATGAACTTGTCCCAAGTGTTTGCTTGGCTTGTGAGCCTTAACAGGTATGGCACATAACCCAAAAATCAAGCCGATGCAAAAACCGCACGGCTGATTAAAACGTTATCTTGAAAGGAGAAATTAGATGTCTTGTAAAATATGCGGGAAGGCGTTGACTGAACATTTTTGTAGGTGTGAAGAACATTATCGTTGTGATATTTGCGGCACAAAAGAAAGCCTATGCTACCGTAATGACGGGTTGACCTGCGAGGGTTGTCATGCTGAGATTGCCAGAAAGCAAGTTGAAGCGTTTACCGGTGACACTGATTATAAAAGCGAGATTACTTGCCCGTGGTGTGGGCATGAAAAAATGGATAGCTGGGAAGCCAGTGATGAGGATGATAACGAGTGCGGATTTTGCGGGAACGAATATAAGCATACTCGGGAAATTGAAGTTACATACTCATCTATAAAAATTGAAAGCAGATAACAAGCCGTCGCACCCGAGCGCAAAAAGCCGCCACGGGTGAACTAATACGTTATATTTTCCATATTTAATATAATACCTACCAATTAACCGATTTCATAGGGTTCAAATAAACCAGCTCCACGGTAACCCGGCCCTGGAAAAAGGTGGCCGACATACACGTCCAGCCAAGCTCCGCCATTTCTGTTTTTACGTCCATGTCCCAGTAGTTCGCTTCAGGCATCTCTATTGTTTTTGTCAGATACATTATTCCTCCCATGGTGGTATCCAGATTGCGATCAGGACCACCAGTACGCAGATTAGTTTAATTACTATGTTTTCCATTATTCCTCATTTTCCCCCCGTACTATCTTTCCGGGTACATTTCCCAAAATTCTTTAATTGCCTTTGCAAACGCTTTTCCTGCTTCAACATTTTCAGGATCTCTTAAATCAAGCTTATACATTTCATCGCTTACAGTGTTAAAAACCATTGTTCCATTTGTCCTTTTAGGGCAGAACCCCTTTGATAATGTTTCAAAATCCTGATCTGTTAAATTGCGCTTTGAATAGGCAAACTTTCGCCACAAATCACAATCGCCCCACCCACCAACGCAGCCGGGGCATTGGGATATAGCAAACTTTGATATTATGGAATGATCTGGACAAAAACCAGCATCACTAAAAATACTATTGTATCTAACACACCACCCATCTGGTAAATCAATTTCCTGCTCATAGTTATTACTGCAAATACAACATGATATTTCAATTTTCATAGTCCCTCCTGTATAGATAATGTTTTAATTACCGGCACGTTTTTGTGCCCGGCGCTTTTGTTAGTCTTTAGGCAATATATTCAGCGTCTTAGCGTAAGCTATGAGCCTTTTAATTGCGGCTGCCCTTTTCTTTTTCTCTCTATCTAGCCGCTCCTGATAAATATGTATAACTTTTTTCTTATATGCAGCTTTCAACTGCCTGTGTAATATTGCGTCAAACATATTTGCATCTCCTATTTTTCTACGATTGTTGCCGTATAGGGAAAGTTACGAATTCCCCATAATTTGCATATTTTTCGCTTTGCAGATTCTATATCCTTGGCTTCCACTTCGAATGTTGATTCAAAAGCTTTGAAAATATAGAGATATGTTTTCATGCCTCTTCCTTAATCCCAGCCGTGAGCAACAGCAACCGTGCTCTGAGCAGGTCATAGTTAATGGGTGCGGGCGCCTTGATCACAGGCTCCGGGATCTCTGCCAGGATTCTATTGCCTATCAACTCTTTGTTTTCTGCAATAAATTTGTCATTGTTCATGGTCATGCCTCCTGTTTGTCTTCTAACCAGCGCCCGACAGCTTCAAGCACAAACCATGCTCCCAATACCTTGTAACCGTCTTCTGAATCTAACATGTCTTTACGCCCGAAGGTTGAGTATAACTCAAGCCAGTTAGCGTGGCCAAACTCTTCCGCCTCTTCCTGAGAGAACTCTTGAATCAAGGCAGAATTGTTGTCCCAGAACTCTATACAGTCTATGTCATAGGTAAACCCGCCGAACCCAGCGTCCGCTCCGTGAACACCAGCGTCAATAATGTTCGCGTCTTCCAGGTCCGAATGTTCCTTTATTGCGTCGTGCAGTTTTTCCATCATGGTCATGCCTCCTGTTTAAGTGTTAATGTCATATTGTGGTATTGCAATACCGGGGCCAAACACCCCAATGCCGCAACCAGCAACAATATCAACCACTTACATTTATCACTCATTGCCAGCTATGCTACATTATGCCTCCACATGGTCAACTTAATAAGACGCCTGGTGATACCTGTAATGATATCGCTAGGTTAGGGTGTATGCAAAAGTAGACAGGGTGTGCACTTAATCATACACCTGAAATAAAGTCTTGACAAACCGGGCACCAGTGCATATATTTTAATCGTACTTCTTAAAGCCGCCTGCTGGTTAGAGGCCTCGACAACTTCGACTACAGGTGGCATTACTTAGTAGGCAGAGATGGGATCGGCGCCTACGATCAAAGGGGGAACGTTAATAAAACTGACGTTTCCCCTTCTTTTTGCTTACATACTATCACTCATTCTGAATGTGTATTGGGTTTCCCTATAGGAGCTATCGGAATAAATGTGGGTGAAAAGCATTGCATTATTTTTCGATCTGGCCTATGATAAACGCTATGCCAAGCAATCCCCCACAACGTATTTTGAAATATGCAGTTCAGATGCGAAAACATCCGACTTCATCTGAAAAGAAATTCATGTCTATTCTCACCGAGCTGTATTCAGGTTGGTTTGCTTTTGACCTTAAAAGAGATGTTGACCTTGGTTTTGAATTTCAATCTATTTACCACAGCAACGCTACCGGCGAGTATTATATCTTAGATTTCTTTTTGCCAAAAATACGTTTAGCATTCGAAATAGACGGGATTAGTCACCTCTTCAAAAAACAAATACACTACGACAAAAAACGAACATATATTCTTAACCAGTCAGGCATCAAAGTTTGCAGGTTCGACTACCAGTCTCTTGGGAAATATAACATTCATAAAATAGTGTTAAACATAGTAAAACAAAGACTTAAGGCGCTGGAAATGGGGAAGTGCACCCCTAAAAAGAAGGTGGTGATAGACAAGGCTTCTCAATATTGCAACACGGAAACCATTGAAGGCTATCTTGCTAGAGGTGGCAAGATTAAGCATTACCTGTGCCCCCGTGATTTACATGCCAACCCAAAGCCATACTAACCAGCATCATATCAAATCTCCCACCATAAAAATAATCCTTGACATTCAATTCGGACTGTGATAGGCGATAGGCAACTGTTAAATTTCTTTACAACTGTAAAGTTTCTTTACATCTGAACATCAGGAAAATACAAGTGACTTGGAAAAAAGGACAATCAGGTAACCCAGGAGGCAGGCCAAAGGGTAAGGACCACATTACCCAGTTGCACGATGCAATCAAGAGAGTCGAAAAAAAAAAGGCAAAAAACTCCTGTCCCATTTTGTCGAGAGGGCTTATAAAAACGATGCCGTCCTGATTGCACTGTTAAAAAAGTTTATATCTGATAAGCAGATCAGCAAACATGAGGGCAGCGTGGACCTAATATCCAATATAGAGATTAGTTTTGTTGCTCAAGTGAGTGGCGCTGACAAGCCACTCATCTCTTTTAAATCACCCAAGCAAATAGGCGGTCCAGGTGGCAAGCATAAAGGCTGAGTTTCCTGACAAACTCCGGTTCTTATTTCGTCCTTGCAGGTACAAGGTGGCAAGGGGAGGACGGGGGTCAGCGAAATCTTGGTCATTTGCCAGAGCATTGCTGATACTTGGCATGCAAAATAGGCTTAGGATACTGTGCGCGCGTGAGGTGCAGCTGTCTATCAAGCAATCAGTCCATAAGCTGCTCAAGGATCAGATTGCACTATTGGGTTTAGAGAGCAACTATACTGTATATGAGTCTGAGATCAGGGGCAAAAATGGCACAGAGATTGCCTTTACCGGGCTGTCTACCCTAACTGTTGACACAATTAAATCATTCGAGGGGATTGACATCTGTTGGGTAGAGGAAGGCCAAGCTATTACTAAGCGGTCTTGGGAGATACTGATCCCGACTATCAGGGCAGATGAATCAGAGATATGGATCAGCTACAATCCGGACTTAGAGACCGACGATACTCATCAGCGATTTACGATTAATTCCCCCGTTGATTGTATTAATGTCCTAATTAATTGGCGAGATAATCCATGGTTTAACGAGGTGCTGGAAAAGGAGCGATTGCACTGTCAACAATATAACCCAGATGACTATGATAATATTTGGGAGGGCAAGTGCAGGCCAGCGGTTGAGGGCGCCATCTATTATAAACAGATAGCAGAGGCTGAGGCTCAAAACCGGATATGCAATGTTCCGTATGACCCAATGCTCAAGGTTCATGGGATATTCGATGTGGGGTATGGTGACGCTTTAGGGTGTGCGCTAGTCCAAAAACTGCAATCATCTATACGTGTTATCGAGTATTTAGAGTCTAACAGGACAGACTGGGGCGTATATAACGCAGAGCTGCGCACTCGTAATTATAATTGGGGCAAGGTCTGGTTGCCTCATGATGCGTTTGCAAAGCGGATTGAGTCAGGAGGCCGAAGCTCATGCGATATCATGGAGTCATTAGGCTGGGATGTTGTGCCATTAGCTGAGATAGCACAGTTAGGCATAGAGGACGGCATACGCAATGCCCGTCTCAAGTTTCCACAATTTTATTTTGATAAAACCCATACGGCAGCAACCAACCCGATCAAGGCGTCCGTTCCTGATTTTAATGCTACGGATCTCAATGGTCGTATGGTTGAGGCGCTCAAGAGATACCGGAGGGCAATCAACCCGAGGACGGAGGTTGTTGGGGGTCCAATACATAATGTATACGCTCACGCAGCGGATGTTTTAAGATATATAGGATGCAATGCTGACGATATGAGTAATGAGAGCAGGCTCCAGATCAGGATTCCAGGCGCAAATAGGCCGATTATGCCACATGCGGACAGTGGTTCAGCATGGTTGGGGGTGTAGATGCCGACTGATAAGGCAATATTAGAGTTAGCTGTTGAGAGATTCAACCATACCAAAGACAGCGACAAAAAAGAGCGGTTGCTGGCGTTGCATGATCTTAAGTTTGCGCATAATGAGGACAATTGTCAATGGCCTGACTCTGTACGAAAGCAACGAGAGGGTGACGACCCTCCAAGGCCGTGTTTATCGCTCAATAAGATTCCAGAGAAAATAGATCAAATAGAAGGAGAGTTCCGGCAGCTGAGGCCGTCATTTAAGGTTCGTGGTGTTGACAGCCAAGCAGATCCCAAGACAGCCGAGATATTCAGTGGCATTATTCGCCATATCGAATATCAATCCACAGCTCAAACTGCGTATAATACCAGCCATTCGTCTTCTTTGCATTGTGGCCGGGGAGCATGGCGGTTAGATATTGTGGATTCAGATATCGATCCATTTTCGCAAGATATTGTTATTAACCGCATCCCCAATGTCCTCACGGTTTACTGGGATTTGAGTGCAAAGCAAGCAGATAAATCGGATGCCAATTATATTTTTATTACTGAAGAACTATCTGAAAAGGAGTTTAAGGCAAAGCACCCCGGGGTAAAGTTCGAGAGTTGGGCCGCAGATAGCGAGATTGTTGAGGATTGGCGGACAGATAAAATGGTCAGGGTGTGCGAATATTGGTGGAAAGAAAAGGTCAGTAAGACATATTTAAAGGTCATAAGGTATGGGCAGGATGGTATTGCCACAGAAATAACCGTTGAAAAAGAAGGGTTGCAAGAATCAGACCAGATCCTAGAAGAGAAAACAGTCAAGGTGCCCAAGGTTAAATGGTGCCAGATGATCCACAACCAAATCATTGACGGCCCACACGACTGGCCGAGCAAGTACATTCCTATTGTTATCGAGACAGGAAAAGAGATAAATTTAAAGGGGCATGCTAAGTATCGCGGCATGGTGCGTCATGCCAAGACTCCCCAAACAATGTATAATTATTGGTCGAGTGCTGCGACTGAGCAAATTGCGCTAACTCCCAAAAGTCCATATCTTGTGACAGGCAGCATGATTGGGCCGTATCAAGCACAGTGGGACAAAGCCAACACTAAAAACTACCCCTACTTGCTGTATGATTTAGACCCATTGTCCCCTGGATCTCGCCCCGTGAGGGAGCCCCCCCCACAATTATCAAGTGCTATTGCCAATGAGCGTATGAGTATGGAGCATGACATCATGAGCGCAATGGGTGTTTATCAAGCGCAATTAGGCGAAGAAGGGCAGGAAAAGAGCGGGAAAGCTATTGTCGCTAGGCAAAAACAAGGCAGCATGGGTGCCTTTACTTTCACTGACAATTTTCAGGTAGCGCTTGTGTACAGTATGAAAGTCATAATTGACTTAATCCCTCATGTATTTGATAGCGAGGCGGTGCAAAGAATAAGGGGGGACGATGGCATGGAGAAGAGCGTTCCCATTAATGCGAGGCCGAATGCTTCCATGTTCCAGGAACAGGAGTTCTCTCAGGATATGATTTCAATGCCAAGGCCCGGCATTACAGACTACATAAACGACCTGACCGTCGGAAAGTATGATGTTGTTGTGAGTATCGGCCCAAGCTACGATACGCAGAGACAAGAAGCCCTGACGATGATGCTTGATTTAGTGGGTTCGATCCCACAATTAGGCCCTGCTGCGGTAGACTTGATAGTGCAAAATATTGATATTCCTGGAGTTGACGAGTTGGTCAAGAGGGCAAAGAAACTTGTGCCTATCGGGATTAGAGAGCTTGAGCCGGGAGAACAACCGCCTGATCCACCTGAACCGACAATCGATGAGCAAATAAGCATGCAGAAAATGCAGTTGGAAGTTGCTAACCACATGAAAGAATTGTTTGATTCTAAAGTAGACGCAATTGCTAAACTAATGACGGCAGAGGCAAAAGAGCAAGGGGAGCAAACAAAGGCTATTGCGGCTTTTGTAAGTCAATTACAAGTAGCACAAGGAGAAGGAATGCAATGAAAAAGCTATTGTTATTAATCGTTTTTTGTTTGATTTTCGAGGCATCTACGGCGTTTGGAGCAGCTACTGTCATATGGGGGAAAACGTCCATATTAATTACTGCGATAGATGCTGATTGGGTGTGGAACCAAACGGGGAGCCCTTATATTACGTCTAAGGATGGCATTAAATGTGATTATATCATATTTGTTCCCGGAGCTGCAAGTGATGAGCTAAAGATCACGGAGGAGGATGCCAGCGGTGCAGAGATATTGCCTCTTGTACCAGCTACTGGCGCTGACGATGCAATAGTCCTTTATTTTTTAGATGGCAAGCATATCAAGCCGTTTATTGATTTCAGTGAGTCTACTGTATCGACAGGGCACAGGGTAATTATAGGAGTATTGCGGTAATGTTAAATGAAAAGCAATTTTTTTACATTCTGAGCTACCCAAGATGCCGGAGTACATGGTTTGGGCAGTTTCTAAGCACTAACGTAAGCCATTGTTTTCATGAGGCATTGTCCGGGAATAATGATGATGCTTTCAGGAACCAGATGCAGGACTTCCCAAGGCCGTATGTAGGCAGCGCGGACACTAACCCAATCAGTTTTGCAAGAGTGAAGCGTAAAGCGGGTTCTATGGTGCTTATTTACCGGCCGGAAAATGAAGTTGTTCAGTCTTTACACAATGCTTTTGATAAACATGAGGCGTTTAGCGATGACGAATGGCACCAGTACCTAGTAAACATAACTGAGATGTTCACCATTATCCTAGACTGGTACAAAGAAAAAGAACCTAATGTGATGGTAGTGAAAAATTTCAGAGAAATGGAAGATGACCAGGTTGTAATGAGGATTTTCAAGCATTGCGTACCTGCTTATGACCCAGATTGGAGCTATATTCGCCACATGAACAACCTCAAGATCACGCTCAAGAATCGTAAGGGCATAAGCCTTGGAATTGATCAAAGCGCAAAGAACAGACACAAAACAACCGAAGAGTTTAAGGCAGATCATTTAGAACGATATGATAGAGATAAATTTTACCAATCGTTTTGGGAGCCGATTAAGCATGAGACAGCGCCAATTTTGCATTTGGGGTCTGCCATGTAGTAGATTTCCCGCCCTATTGGGCGCAAAACATTTCATCCTAAAAGGAGGATGCCGACAATGGTAGAAAAAGCAGAAGAGTTAGAAACCACTAGCCAAACGCCTGAAGAGGGCGATCCACAAAGCGCAGAAGAAACGGAAGCC